AGCTCTAAAAAGCTTATCAACTCCAGATGTAGATATATTATATGGTACTATGTCCATATTTTCAGAAGGAATTTCACAGAATGACTTGAGTTGTTTAATTCTAGCAACTCCTATTAATAATGAACCATTACTAACTCAGTTAATAGGTCGTATTATTAGAGAAGCACCTGGTAAAAAACAACCATTAGTACTAGATATCCATTTAAAAGGTAACTCAACTAAAGCACAGGCCCAAACTAGAATGGGACACTATATTAGACAAGGTTATCAGGTAAGAATATTAAAAAAGTAAAAGATTTTCTTTTTCAATTACAGTATAATATTATTTCTCAGTGAGAAATCAACCAATGAAACCTATATTTTTTAGTTGGGATAAAGTTATAAAAGAATGTAAGCATGACCACTATAAAATATTGGATATGTTTAAAGCCTTTTCAAAAGGAGGTGTACCACCGAAACTGGATGGAAACAGCTTTATCTTAAATGTACAAGACTTAATGACTCAAGGTGGTTTCGATTCTGAAAAGTTTGATTACATTATTTTAGCTGCAATTAGAAACTATTTCGATTACGAGTATCAGAGTGAAGCTGGCCTATGGCTACCTTACTCTCCTATTGATACAGTTAAAATCTCTAAAAATAGACTATTGCAAATTTGCGACAATTACATACGATTTAAATACGAGGAAATACAAAATGGCACTTAAATTTGCTAATACTAAAGGCGCTGCAATTAAAGGCGCAGAAGCTTATACTTACAAAGATGGCGAGAATACTATTCGTATCTTTGGAGATGTTCTACCACGTTACCTTTACTGGATCAAAGGTAAGAACAACAAAGATATTCCACTAGAGTGTTTATCTTTTGACCGTGAGAAAGAAAAATTTACTAACGCAGAGAAAGATTGGGTAAAAGAATTCTTCCCAGAACTTAAGTGCGGCTGGGCTTACTGCGTAATGGGTTACTCCCTAGCAGACAAGAAACCAGTTGTTATTAATCTGAAGAAAAAGTTATTCGAGCAAATCCTTAGTGCCGCAGAAGACTTAGGTGATCCAACAGATCCAGACACTGGGTGGGATATTGTTTTCAAGCGTGCTAAAACTGGTGCACAGGCATTCAATGTGGAGTATACTCTTAGTGTACTACGCTGTAAAGCTCGTTCATTATCAGAAGAAGAGCGTGCTATGATTTCTAAAGCTAAGACTGTAGATGAGTCTGTTCCACGTTTAACTGCAGAAGATCAGAAGAACTTCCTTGATAGTTTGAAGTCTGATTCTGATTCAACTAGTGAAGTTCCTCCTGAGGTTAAGGAAGAAGTCGACGATATTCCTATGTAAAAGAAATAAAGGCTCCTTCGGGAGCTTTTATTGCCTGGAGAAACTATGTTGGATAAGCATATAACTTTTACTTATGGAGAGCTAATTGAAGCATTCAATGAGTGGAATAAAATATTAGAGCAAGATAAAGTACCAGAAAGGCCTACTGGCAATACCTGGGGCGAAATGTTTACTAATTATCTTATTACTTCTGTCAATAAGATAAGGGCTGAGAAGCTTACTAGCTATAGACAATGAGAATCCTATTCACAGCCGATTGGCATATTAAACTTAATCAGAAAAACGTACCTATCGACTGGCAAAGGAATAGGTATTTAGAATTAGTACAGCAACTCAATAAGATTATTGTAGGACAATTTATAGACTTATTAGTAATTGGTGGAGACGTATTCGATAGAGTACCAACTATTGAAGAACTTGAGCTATATTTTGAAATGATAGCTGCTTTAAATCCAAGAGTAGATATAATTATTTATCCTGGTAATCATGAAGCAGTCAAAAAGCATACTACTTTCTTATCTAGATTAGTAGCTATAACTTCAACTATTAATTCTAGAGTTATTATTCTAGATGATTATTATACACTAGAGAATATGGATTTTATTCCATACAATAGACTAAAAGATAAATGGCCAGAGTTTACTGGTAATATTTGTTTTACTCACGTTAGGGGTGAGATACCTCCTCATGTTAAACCAGAAATTGATCTAGACCTATTTGATAAGTGGGAATTAGTACTGGCAGGAGATTTACATAGTCACAGTAACTGCCAGCGTAATATTGTGTATCCGGGATCACCCCTAACTACAAGTTTTCATAGAAATGAAGTAGAAACTGGTGTAATAATTTTAGACTCTAAAACTGCGGATTGGCAATTTGAAAATCTCTGGCTACCACAGTTATTAAGAAAAACGGTGTCTAATCCAGAAGAAATGGTTCCTACAGATTTTAATCATACTATATATGAGATCGAAGGAGATGTAGGTAATCTAGCAAATATTAAGAATTCTGAATTATTGGATAAGAAAATTGTTAAACGCGAACATAAGTCAAGACTCTCTCTTAATAACCTAAGTATAGAAGAGGAGCTTAGACTATACTTAGACGAAGTGTTAGAAATATCAAATATTGACGAAATATTGAGAGGAGCAAATGATTACATTAAAGACGCTAACATGGAATAACTTATTTTCTTATGGCGCCGGAAACACAATCTCTTTAGATGAAGAACCAATTACGCAGTTAGTTGGATTAAATGGGCATGGTAAATCCAGTATTCCTCTTATACTAGAAGAAGTATTATTTAATAAGAATTCTAAGGGTATTAAAAAGGGTGACGTAGTAAATAGACAACTGAATACTACTAAATATTCAGGAATTTGTACCTTTTCAATATTTGATAAAAATTATCAAATGTCCATTGATAGGTCAGGTGCTACTCAAAAAGTCAAACTTATCGAAGACGGAACAGATATTTCTAGCCATACCGCTACTGCTACTTTTTCACAACTAGAGGAGTTATTCGGTGTAGATGCTAAGACATTTAGCCAACTAGTATACCAAAATTCTGGGTCGTCGTTACAATTTCTTACTGCAACTGATAGTAATAGAAAAAAGTTTCTCATAGACTTATTATCCCTAGACAGATACATAACTATCTTCGAGCGTGTAAAAGTAGCGCATAAAGATCTGGCTGACAAACTATTAAAGCTGAGTGCTAAAGAATCTACAGTACGTAGTTGGCTTGAGAGTGCTGGTAAAACAGTATTGAAAGAAATTCCACTCGCAGAAGTACCTTCCTTAGATAGTACAAAAGCGACCCAATTGGGAACCTTAAAAGCACAACTAGCTGAAATAACTGGTATAAACGCTAAGATTAGTGCAAATAATTTATACAAAGAGAAAATTTCGTCTATTGACTCTTCAGCGTTAGTAAGTACAAAAGCGACCATTTCTACAAAAGCACTAGAACAGCAGCGCGCAGAAGTTCAACTAGAATTAAAGCAGTATGCAGCCATTGTTAAAAAATACTCTGGGGTACACTCTGGTGAATGTCCTACCTGTACGCAACCAATTGATACTAAAAGAATTAAAGCTATTATAGATGATGCCTGGGCATTATCCGCTTTTAAAAAAGCTACTGAGAAGCGTATATTGGAAGAAATAGCTCTAGCAGAAGCTAATAATAAGGAAGTTTCTGCTCATCAAACATTAGTAAAAGAGTTTGAACAATTATCTATACTAATTGATAGATCTTTACCAGAGCTAACTCTAGATAAAGAAGAACTTGACGCTAAAATTGTAGAGCTTGAGAACTATATAGATTCTATAAATTCTACTATTACTAAAGTTACTAAGGCTAATAATGCTGCTTCTGCATCTAATGCTAAGATTAGTGCAATTAAAGAACAACTTGAAAGCTATACTAGAGAACTAGCTGGATTATCTAAGGAAACTATAGACTTAGAAAAATCTTTTTCAATTCTAGAAGTTCTTAAGAAGGCATTTAGTACAACTGGATTAATTGCATACAAGATTGAAAATTCTGTAAAAGAGCTAGAAGCACTTACAAATGAATACTTATCTGAACTTAGTGATGGGCGTTTCGAGTTATTATTTGTTTTAGAGAAGGATAAACTTAATATAGTAATTGTAGATAATGGGAAAGAAATAGAAATTACTGCACTTTCTGCAGGTGAACTAGCTAGAGTAACTACTAGCACTTTGCTTGCAATTAGAAAGTTAATGTCTAGTCTTTCTAAGTCTCGTATCAATATTCTCTTTTTAGATGAAGTCATTGATGTGTTAGATACTTATGGAAAAGAAAAGTTAATTGAAGTTCTTCTAAAAGAAGAGGGCCTAAATACATTTCTAATCTCCCACTCCTACTCACATCCTTTAGTTAAGAGATTAGAAGTTATAAAAGAAGAAGGTATATCGAGATTAAATTATGGCAGTTGATAGTAGAGCAAAAGGCGCTAGAGCGGAAACTACGGTTAGAGATGAATTACGAAAACTTACAGGATTACAGTGGGAAAGAATTCCCGCTTCCGGAGCACTTTCGGCAGTTCACCAGCTTAAGGGCGACTTATACATACCGGGGGAGTATAATCACTACTGCGTAGAAGTCAAGCATTACGCGGATGATTCTTTATCATCTACTTATCTAACTGGTGTGAATCCGACACTTTCTCAATTTTGGGAGCAGACAGTTAGGGAGTCTGGTCAGGTTAATAAAAAACCTCTTTTGATTTATAAGTACGATAGATCAAAGCTATATGCTTGTATGAATGACCTTTTAGTAGATCAGAAAGACTACCCGCATCGCTATTTATATAGTCATGAAGGATTCTATATTACTAGATTAGAACAGTGGGTTAGCTTTTGTAAACCGGAGTGGATTAAATGAGCAAACAACAAACACTACTGGACGAGATTTATGAAGAGTTTTGTACTTGTAGAGGTATATATGGTACTAACGAAGAGCAGTGCTTTAAAATGTACTTAGAAAAGTATGCTAAAGCGGCAGTAAAACACATGCTTAAAAAGTTCTCTGAAAGTATATTAAATGACATTTAAAGATATAAGAGAATTATTTGAAAACTGCGAAGTAACTAAAACTTTAACTGGGCCTGCAGAATGGCATGAAGATAAACAAAGGTATACAATATTTTCTTCTAAGCAGTTTGCTTGGGAGATATTTAAGGAAGCTTACTACTTAGGAACTATACATGGAAGAGATTGACGAGTTAGAGCAGCTTAGTGTAAAATCGACAAAGTCTTTTGCATCTATGGCTAAAAAAGATGAAGATGTAGTAATGATAGTAGATGCGCTCAACTTAGCATTCCGTTATCTTCATAGTGGACAGCTAAACTTTGCTAATGACTATTTAAAAACTGTGCAAAGTTTATCGCAGAGTTATAGCGCTGGTAAAGTTATTATAGCATGTGATAAAGGATCCTCTTCTTTTAGAAAAGCTCTACATCCAGAATATAAAGCTAATCGTAAAGAGAAGTATGAACTACAAACTCCTGAAGAAAAAGAGAAGTTTGATAGATTCTTTAAAGACTTCGAAGATACACTCATACTTCTAGCAGATAATTATGAGGTACTACGATATGAGAATGTTGAAGCAGATGATATTGCAGCTTATATTGTAGTACATAAAAGGCCTAATATAAAGGTATGGTTAATTAGTACAGATAAAGACTATGATTTACTAATATCTCCTACCGTTTCGAGATTTAGTTATATAACTAGGAAAGAAATAACAGAAGAATCATGGCCCTATGACTGCTCGAAAGAAAACTACCTTGGACTTAAGTGTTTACAAGGAGATAGTGGAGACAATATAAAAGGCGTAGAAGGCATAGGGCCCAAACGCGCAACAGTACTACTGGACCAATATGATGATATTTTTAGTATTATTGACCTTCTCCCTCTACCAGGTAAACAAAAATTTATACAGAATCTCAATGCGTCCGGCTCGTTGCTAGAGCTTAACTTAAAATTAATGGATTTAGCTACATACTGCGAAGAAGCAATAGGTAAAGAAAATATTAAAGATTTACTAGAGAAGTTAAATAAGTTAGATATTATATGAACTATTATTTATATAGAATAACTAATATACTAACTGGTAAATACTATGTTGGAATAACCAAAGATTATCAAAAAAGACTATCAGAGCATAGGCTATCATCTAGTAATAAAGATTTGGCCTATGATATAGAGGCATATAACTGGTCTTCTTTTGAATATGCTATATTATGTATAGGAACTAAAGAATACATACTATATCTTGAGCATACTTTCTTAGTAAAATACATGTTTAGAGATGGTATGTATAATAAAAATAGTGGAGGTTCCTCAAATGGAGGTACATATGGTGAACACCATGCTCGAGCTAAGTTAACTGAACTAGAAGTTCTAGAGATTAGACAGGAATATGCTAAAGGTAATAGCTCATATTCTTGTTTAAGCAAATTATATGGTGTAACTGAGTCTACTATAGGGAAAATAGTGAGAGGTGAACTATGGAGTCATTTAAATACTAATAGTATAGTTAAAGACTCCGCTACCTCGGCTAGGCAAGGGTTACCTAGGGACGCATTAAATAGGGATCTTGCTATACAGATAAGGACTTTATATGCTACTGGAGATTATACCTATAAAGGTATAGCAAAATACTTAAATAATGTTGTGTCCCATACTGCTATTGGAAAAGTAGTTAGAGGAGAAAGATGGAAAACTTGAAAACGGAGATTAAAAATTGCTACTAATTGAATACAATACAGACGACATTGATCTAACCCCTTGTAGAGCACATGAAACAGATGCTGGAGCAGACTTACGTGCTGCCGAAGACTATATTATTAGACCACATACAGCGGAGCTAGTGGATACCGGAATTCGTGTAGCTATACCCCCGGGGTACTTCGGAATGGTGGTAAGTAGGTCTGGTCATGGTAAGCACCGTATTTCTCTAGCAAATCGAGTAGGGATTATTGATTCAGATTATAGAGGAAATATTATGGTTAGACTAGAAAATCTTGGAGATGCTGACTTCGTTATTAAACGACTTGATCGTGTAGCACAATTAGTACTTATTCCTTGTTTACTACCAGATTTTGTACTATCGGATGAATTAGATGAAACTGAACGTGGTGAAGGTGGATTTGGTAGTACAGGGGTTAATTAATGTATAAAGCATCTACTAGAGCGGCAGTAATTACACGTAGAACGTATAATAGACCACTAAATGATAATGGTACAGTATTTGAGACTTGGAAGCAAACTGTAGCACGAGTTATTGACCACCAACAATGGTTATGGGAACGAGCTAAGGGTTCTGATCTAAACGATAAAGAATTTGCAGAACTATATGAACTAGAAGAACTTATGCTAGACCGTAAGGTCTCAATGAGTGGTAGAACTCTATGGTTAGGCGGTACTGATATTTCTAAATATAGAGAAGCTAGTCAGTTTAACTGCTCCTATACTAATATTGAAACAGTATATGATATAGTAGATAGTTTATGGTTACTACTACAAGGATGTGGCCTTGGTGTGCGTCCAATTATAGGAACTCTAAATGGCTTTGTTAATCCTATAGATGACATTCGTATTATTCCTAGTACCAGAACGATGAAGGGTGGGCTAGAGTACAACGAGGAATTCTGGGATTCTGATACTAGAGTTTGGCGCATTAAAATTGGAGACTCAGCAGAGGCATGGGCTAAGTCTATTGGTAAGCTAATTGCTGGTAAATATCCTGCAAAAACCTTAATATTAGATTTTTCCGAGCTTCGCCCAGCAGGTGAAAGATTAAAGGGCTATGGATGGATTAGCTCTGGTTATTATGCTATTGCTAAAGCATATAAAGCCATTGCTGAAATACTATCATCTAGAGCTGACTCCTTACTATCTAGAATAGATATTATGGATATCATTAACTGGTTGGGTACCATCCTTAGTAGCCGTAGAAGTGCTGAGATTGTTATCTTTGAGTATGGTCAGCCTGAGTGGGAAGAATTCGCTGTAGCTAAAAAAGACTGGTGGTTACATGATAATGCTCATAGAACGCAGTCTAATAATTCTCTGCTTTTCAAAGAAAAGCCAACTATCAAGGAATTACGTGCTATTTTCCAGATTATGGAAGAAGCTGGTGGTTCTGAACCTGGATTTATTAATGGTCAAGAAGCATTGCGTCGAGCACCATGGTTTCAAGGATGTAATCCATGCGTAGAGATTCTACTTGGGTCTAAATCCTTTTGTAACCTTACAGAAATTGATATTGGTAAGTTCAAGAAAGACACTTCTGGACTACATAGAGCTGCGTATTTAGCTGCTAGAGCTAACTATAGACAGACTTGTGTAAATCTTAAAGATGGTATTTTGCAGGAATCTTGGCATCTTAATAATGCTTTCTTAAGATTATGTGG